GCCCTTCGGGCAGGCCATCCGCCGTCACCGTGTCCATGAAAACGCCGACCTCTCTGATGATGGCGCTGCTGGCGTCCTCGAAATTGAAGTTCACCCGGATGTAAAGGTAGGGTGTGGGACCGGCCACCTGCTTGTAGCGTTTGTTTGTGGCGGTTCCGCTTCCGGTTGCCACAGGAATGACAATGTCACCCTCGTCGTCGGGTTCGACGTAGCCAACGGCTGTGGCCAGCCTGCGGCCGACTTCTGCGGTGAGGGCTGTGGCGTTCACGAGGGAAGGCAGAGAGGCATCATCCGCGTCCCATGCGGGATCGCCAGTCCCCCACGCGAGATGCAGGGGTCTGCTGGCAATGGCACTGGCGATGGCCGCCCGGCCGGTATTGGTTAACGTAGCGAGGCTCATTTTGGTTCACTCCTAATTGCTGTTTCTGCCGCGGGGATGAGCCACGGGCGACTGTCCCAGGTGCCCGTCCATTCACGCACCCACACAGGTGCGGAGGGCATGACTGGGATGATTGACTGGCCGGATATCACTGGAGAGGACGGCTTCACGGGGTTTACCGTGAGCCCTTCCGTCTCCTGGTACCGTTCAAGAAGTTCAAGTTCCTCCCGCTCCGGGTCAGCACCCCAGGTATCGCCCCAGCGTGTGCCCGTAAACGACATAGCCCGCGGGCGAAGTCCGTACACTGAATTGATATCTCCCCAGGTTCCCGAAGCATGCAGCGCAATGGCGCCACCAGTGTCGCCTCCGTCGGACGGCCATGACCAGACGGCCTCGTCTCTGGCGATCCCCTTCACGACAATGCGGAACGGGGGAAGCTCACGGAGCATGAGCAGCTGCAGGAGAGAGGAAAAAGTGAATCCATGAGACTGGGGGTAGACGTCGCTCCAGAAGGAGCGGCTCCAAATGGGACGGTCCACATACGGCGCCAGGAAGCCTGTGCTGCTCTCTATGGCCAGGCCTACCCTGGCAGCAGCACCGTAGGCATCGCATGACTGCAGGCCTCTCTGCATTCCCAGGGAAACGACAAGGCCGTCCATGCCCTGGACATCGTAGGGGACGCCGGAGAAGGTCGACCAGAAACCATAAGACCACGCCGTCTCACTCCAGATGCTGGGATCCCAATTGTAGGTTGTGGTGTAGACGCGGGCGAGAACCGAGCGGGCCGGCTTGTACTCGTTGATGATCCAGATGAGCAGGTCGAGGCTGTTCAGAAGGGCTGTCTGCTCTTCCTGCGTTACCGGCTGCGCAAGCCGTACCTGGAAATCAGACCAGCGGCTGGGCTGCCACTGTCGGACATTGTCTATGGCGGTGACATCGAAACCGTAGTAGCGCAGTATCTGCGGCAGGCCCTGGGTTTTGCCGCCGAGCATATGCCAGTGCCAGGCTCTGATTACTCTTGACCGGAACTTCTCCGGAGTCTCTCCGTTTTTCC